AGCCCGAGGAGAAGCCCGAGGAGAAGCCCGAGGAGAAGCCCGAGGAGAAGCCCGAGGAGAAGCCCGAGGAGAAGCCCGAGGAGAAGCCCGAGGAGAAGCCTGCCGACATCGACGCCGAAGTGAAGGAATTCATCGACGCCGGGATGGACCTTTCTGCCATCCACGAAGTGTATTCCGATACAACTGTAACGGCACAGGAGGTGGAGGAGGCTTACAATCGTGTAGCCAATCCCGTTCAGGAGGCTCCCAAGAAGGTAGCCAAAAAAGGAGGGTCCAAATAGGACTGGTAATAGGACGGGGTCGCTTCCCGTCCCTCCTACTATCAAAATCACGCCAGTATGAAAGTTGCACAGATTAAATCGGCTCCTCAGTTCGTATCCCGGGACTGGAGGCAATATGGCATTCAGTCATACGGAGATACCAACGATTTTCCCCAAACGGTCAGCGAGATTGTTCAAGCCTCAAAGACCGGTAATGCCTGTGTGAGCATATACAATGACTTCGTATACGGTCACGGGTTTAAAGATCCCGGAATTTACAAATTACGGGTCAACAAAGATGGGGAGAAGCTCGACAAAATTCTCCGCATGGTTTGCAAAGACTTTACGATATGGCATGGATTCGCAATCCATGTTAACTACAACATGAACTTTCGGGTCAGCTCGATCCACCACATCCCGTTCGAATCTCTCCGATTGGAGAAGTCGGACGACAACGGGTTTATTGGTCGTACGGCATATCATCCTGACTGGGGTCACCGAGACAAGACGAGATCCAGGTGGTCGCCGTCAGACATTGAGTGGTTTCACCTCTTCAATCCGGATCCGGAGGTCATTCTCAATCAGGTAGAAGAGGCTGGCGGCTGGGACAACTACAACGGCCAAATCCTCTACTTCTCCGGGGACTCAGAAGGCAGTCCATCTTATCCGATCCCCATATTCATCGCTGAGATGACTGACATGAGGACCGAGGAGGCACTTGCTAACGTAGCCGGCCGAAACGCATGTTCCAACTTCTTGTCAGCGGGCATTCTGGTAGACATCAAAGACGAGACTCAAGACGAATCCCAAGTTAACGAGACTCAGGAAGAACTCAACAAGTTTCAAGGAGACGAGAACACCTCTCAACTGTGGTACATCCAGTGCAAATCCAAAGATGAGGTGCCCCAGTTCATAAGATTCTCCGGGGAGAATTACGACAAAGCATTCGAGGTAACCCAAAGAGTAATCCCCGAGAACATTGGTCAAGCCTTCAAGCAGCCCCCCATCCTCCGGGCTGTTGACGTGGGGGCTAACTTCGGGGCTGACCTCATGACCAATGCCTACAAGTACTACAATTCTGTTACCGTCCGGGAGCGTCAGCAACTGGAGGAGACTTTCGTATCAATATTCGAGTACTGGTGGGCTCCTTTGGAAAATCCCGACTTTACCATTCAGTCTCTCACGTATAATGCCGGTGAGTCCATAGCAGACCGAGTCGGCAAGGAGAACATGACACAGATCCTGGAGATCATCCGGGACCAAGCTCTCTCTACTGTCCAGAAGAAAAATATGCTCAAGCTCATTTACGGTCTTTACGACGAGGAGATCATAAAACTCATGCCCGATGATACTCAACTATAGCGACCTTCGGAATGTTCGGCCGATAGCCGAGAACATCAACGATCCGGCCAGACTGGAGCCATACATCCGGGAGGCTGAGACACTAAGACTGGTAGATGCCATAGGAGCTAACCTCTACAGATGGCTCGACGAGACTGACTTTTCCGGCCCCGGTCCTTTCCAATACGGGGACGTAACCATTACAAAAGATCAGTACACTGCTGCCATGGAAGGAGGGTACTACGACAGTGGCTGTTCCGGGGATGGCCGAAGTGAAGGACTCAAGATAGCCATTGCATACATTGCGTATTCCAGATTCATCGTCAACAACCCGATCAACCCCACTGCCTTTGGCGTGAGATACAAAGAAGGTGAATTCAGCACTCGGGTAGAGGACAACATCATCATTCGTAGCTCAAACGAAGCACGGAACATCGGGGAAGCCTATCTCGAGAAGGCTATAAATCACCTTAAAGCTTTGCGATTGCTGACTCCGTGTACTGAATACAAGGAGTCCCCGTCCAGAAAAATGATTATAGGTCGTAATAAATTATAAGTTTAACCGATATGGGGGAGACAGCTATGAGAGCGGGAAAATGGATGTGTGGGAGTGTTGTAGGATTTTGGGGTCTTTTGGCCCCGGTCCAGGTCCTCATTCTTTGTGTCTGTGTTGCCATAATCGTCGACTTCATAACTGGAAATATTGCTGACTACAAGCGCCACAAACGAGCCCATCAAAAATATGTGTTCAAAAGCGAGAAAATGTGGGACACGTGTTGGAAGTTGGGGCTCAGCATCATTGGTATTGGTATGGCATACATGCTTGACGTGCACGTCCTCCCGAATTTGGGAGGTCTCAACCTTGCCAACTTCTTCGCTGCTTTTGTGGTAGGAACTGAGTTTTGGAGCTTTCTGGAGAATTCAGCCATAATCTCAAATCACCCCATATTCCGGACTCTCCGGTCGTACATGGAGAGGTCGGTCAGCAAGAAAACTCAAATCGATTTTGAATGCCATGAAGACAAGTAAGTATTTTAAGCCCGAAGAATTCGAGCGATGCAATCCGTCCTGCTCCATTGAAGACATGGATCAGGACTTTCTTGACCTCCTGGATGATCTCCGCGAGAAGGCTGGGATCCCCCTCGTCCTCAATTGTGCTTATCGTTCCAAAGAACACGATAAGGCAAAAGGACGGCACGGCAACAGTGCTCACACTCAAGGTGTGGCAGTAGACATCCGGTGTGCATCGGGCCCCAATCGGATGAAGATCCTCCAGGCAGCCATTGCATTGCAGATCCGGAGGATAGGCATCGACGGGAATTTCATCCACGTAGATGCTTCTAAAACCCTCCCGCAAGACACGATATGGACTTATTAAAGAGAGTACTCTGCACAGTAGTTCTTGTAGGTATAGGCTTTATAATCGGACGTAGAACAGTCGAGGAAAAGACCGTTATAAAGTACGTCGATTTACCCCCAATTCAGGGGGAGGTCAAAGTCCCGGATTTGGTTCCAAAATGGGAGGGTTTTAGGAATCCAATCAAATTGATATATATCTATAAGGACCAGGAGGAAAAGGTTCCCAAAACACCCCCCGAAATCACAAATGGTGGGGGTTTTGGGGAGGTCCAAAAGGAGGTGGACACTCTGGAGAGCGTAAAAAGGACAATATTGGACTGGAATACGACCAGAAAATACGCTGGAACATTCTTCAAAGACCCCAAAATTGGCCAATTTGACTGGGAGGCTACAATCCAATACAACACTCTCCAGCATCTTACGTATAAATACATTCCAGTTCGAGAACAAATCAAAGAGACGAGGTCCCCGAGATGGTCCCCATTTCTCAGAACTTCGGCTAACTCATTCGGGCAGATCGGAGCTGGTGGGGGCATTTATTACAGAAATTTCGGAGTAGATATATCCTATGTGCGGGACTTCGAGCTGACCCGATCGGGGTATGAGGTTGGCTTTAGCTGGAAATTTTAGGACACTACTCCGTCCCGGGCTTAGGGGAGCCCGGGTTTTTTGTGACCACAAGCCGAGGATATTGGCCCCCGTGGCAAGGACCAGCAGTAAACAATGATAAACAATAATAAACAATCATTGTTTCTCCATAATCGATTGAATATCAATGAATTAGGCCCTTGTAAACAATGTAAACAATAATATAGGAGGAAAACCTGAATAGGGAATATGTGTTCTAATATTGGATAATGGTGTTCTTAAAGAGGATGATACCCCCATAAAAAGGTTATATAGAAACCATTGTTTACATTGTTTCTCCGGGGGTGATTTTAGGGCCTAACCCATTGGGTATCAATCATTTAGGTGAGAAACAATGAAAAATTTATTGTTTCTCTGCTATTTTTCCAGCATTTTATCGTAGTATTTGTAGCAGAAGTATTATATTTGTGATACAAACAAAAACAAACTACAATATGAAAACCATCACCTACACCATCACCTACACCAACAATCAGGGACTCGAACTCAAGATCAACAAATTCACCTCCGGGCAGTTCAAATGGGCATTCAGCCTTACCTTCAACAACGGAGTCCATACCTTCTGCTACACCATGACGGAACTCAGGACCATCCTACTGAAAAACGGGATGATCCGGAAATGGGCAGCCAATCATTATGAAAAAAAATCGAATGGATTGCATTGCCGGAGTATACGACAAGTTCTACCGATACAACAGAACAGACGAAGGACAGGCATACGATAAGGCTTGGCAAGCTCAGAACCAAATCACTCAGAACGAAACAGTCAAATTCCTCTATACTGAATAAAAATAGGGCCTCAGGGTCCTATTTTTCCAGCATTTTATCGTAGTATTTGCAGCAGAAGTATTATATTTGTGATACAAACAAAAACAAACTACAATATGAAAACTATTACTTACGTTAACTCCAGAGGCATCCAACTCAAAATTAGTAAATTCGAGTCTGGTCAATTCAAACACTCTTTCAAACTTACTTTCAGTAATGTAGGTCTCCACACGATATGTCACACAATGTCCGAGCTACGTTACATACTCCTCGAAAACGGGATGACCCGAAAATGGGCAGCCAATGTAAAAGACCGATTTGACCCCCTCACAGAGGAAAACGTACTCATCAGCCGATACAGAACCCCCGGCGGATCTGAGATGGAAGTTTTCAATACGAGCAGAGGCCCATACGTAAACATGGTAAAAACAGGACTGGGGATGGGCTACATGAAACCCCAGCTTCTGGAGCATAAACTCAATCACTACGGGTTCAAACAGTTTTAATTCTTGGGACCCCAAAATAGGGGTCCCAACTTTTTTCTCATTTTTCAATCAAAAAATTTTTTACTTCAAAAAACTTTTCTTATATTTGTGATACAAACAAAAGGATAAGACAATGACAACTACAAATTACATTAACAGCAACGGTTTAGGACTTAAGGTTACCCAGCTTCCTTCGGGTACTTTCGACCTCTATTTCAGCAACGGGTTCATCTCCACCTGCTACACAGAAGAGGAGCTCCAGGACCTCATCCAACGAAAAGTCTTTCAGAAATGTTGACCACATACATGAATCCTCAGCTAACCAGATTGGACGTAGTAACTACGGAGGACGGGTATCTGTTAACCCTCAATCAGGTAATGGAATTAAAAAAGCAGAAAATAGAACACGTAGAAGCATTCATTAAGGAACATAAATTCAAGCCAACTATTATGGAGAAAATCGAATGGAGCACTCCGGCACGGCCGGCAATCAGAGAAGACTATTTCTCAAGTCTCATAGGTCCCGAGGTTGAACCGGACAAAGTGGTGGAGCTTATAAACAAAATGCAGGAGCGAGTTAACAGTCTTGACGATGAAACAGTCAGTCATATTTCTTTTGTCCTGTTGGAGATGGTCAAGGTAGTAAACGAAGCCACCGGAATGAGACAACTACTGACCAAACGAGAGGCTCTTCTCGTCTGCATGGGATTCAAAACTGGCGAAGCATACGTCTGCGGTAAGTATGGAATTAACGAATAGTAAAACATGGAAGAAAAATTCAACTGGGACCTCCCGGCAGATCCGGACCCCAAATCGGACAACTATTACAACGGAATCGTATCCAAGGAACTGAAAGACCCCAGCAATGTAGGAGAGACCCTCCTCGGGGTTATTCACAGAGAATCAGTTACCAATCAGTCGGATTTTGTAAATGAAGGGATTCAGTCTATTCTTGACCGGATGGGTATTAAAAACGACAAGCCTCTCACAAGAAAGGAGAAACTCCTGGCATTCATCGGGTTTAAAGCTGGCTCAATGTGGGAGAGGTTGATAGAATATCAAAGCCAGGCAGAGCCAACAGCTTCGGCTAACCCCATTGAGACTGTTTTGATGGGAATCCTCAAAACAAACGGAGAAAAATGCTGATTTTATCGTAGTATTTACCGCAGAAGTATTATATTTGTAGTGTAAACAAAAAAACCTACATAACTATGAAAAAGATTGAAAAATACGTAGTATTCAAGTATGAAGACGAGTTCGGATTCCACTACATGGAAATGGACAAGCTTCCCGGGGAGGGACCTACATATATGGAACCCGTCTCATTCGAGAAGAAGATCAACCCCAACTGTACTCCGGGGGCTATCACCCACCAGCCGTTTTCAGAGGACGGCAAATCGGCTTGTGTGCTCAGCTCCAAATTCGTCCCCGTGGCGGGTTGGTGGACCGATAAAGCAGACGTCCGGGAATGGCAGGAACGAACCCGGGTTTACAGAGCCATCAAGGAGCTGAAGAAGAAAGGAGAAGACCTCAAGCTCGAGAAAGCCATTGAGCCTCTACGAGAAGTATATTCCCGGATTAACCCCAGCAGGAGGAGCATGTTTATTGCTCAGGTGGTCTATCTCCTCACCAAGTAAACATTTTTCATTAAAAAGATTGAAAATATTTCAATATCCGGGGAAAATTGATTATATTTGGGATAAACAACATGGACAACACAATGACTATCAATCTCAGAGAATTAATTGAACAGAGAGGTCTCCGACTTCAAGAAGTGGCAGAAATCCTGTTCCCCGATAACAGATTCCCCCGAGCAGCTCTCAATCGGGTTCTCAATGGAAAAACTCTGTTGAATTCGGAGCAAGTCTCCCGATTAGCAGCTTGGCTTGGGGTATCAGTCGACAATCTCTACAAAGGAGCATGGAGCTCCGAGTTAAAAGGAGAGACGTGTATCTTGACAAACGGGAACTACCGAGCAGAGTTACAGATCAAGTCCGGGGAGACAAAAGTATTCCACCTCGGGTCCCTGTTTCACGAAACTGTTCTCCATGACCCGGCCATCCCCCTCAGCAAGTACATTGAACTCCTGAACACCATAATCAAAAATCATCAAGCCAATGAAAATCGAAATTAAGTTCGAGGCAAACCTCGAAGAAACTCAGGATCTCGAAATGGTCCGCAAAATTTGCCAAGTTATCGGAGCAAATCCTGTGACAGTCAAGACGACTGACATCAAGAAACCAGCTCCTGCACAGGACACGAAGAAGCCAGCACCGGCTCCGGCTCCAGCCCCCAAAAAGACGGAGGAGCCCGAACCCATGCCTATGGATGCGAACTCCTCTTTGGGTTCCGACCCCGCTGTCTCCATTCAGGACATCCGGACTCTCCTGGCAAGTAAGGTGGACAATCACCGCGAAGCCATCCGGGCAAAGCTTACTGAGCTGGGGGCAAGGAATGTGACGGGACTGGATGCCCGAAACTATGACGCGTTCTACGAATTCCTCAAAGATCTTGCATAATGGGAGCCCCGGATCATTCATCTCGTAAGCACGCCATGCTTTCGGCATCAAAGGCAGATCGGTGGATCAACTGCACCCCCAGTGCCAGACTGGAGGAAAAAGTTGAAGAAACCGGCAAGCCTTCAAAGTATGCTGAAGAGGGTACTCTGGCTCACGAGATGGCAGAATGTTACCTCCGAGCGAGGTTCCGCATAACGCCTGTTGACGTTACGTCTGCTGAACTCCGGAAGCTGAAGAAGAGTGACCTCTACACTGAAGCCATGGATGAGCCCGTAATGGCTTATTGCCAGTACGTAACGGACCAATATACGGAAGCTCTGCGGAAAACCAAAGACGCACTCATTCTTCTGGAGGAGCGACTGGATTTCTCGGCTTGGGTCGAACAAGGATTCGGCACTGGAGACGCTTGTATTATCGCTGACGGGGTCATGGAGATCATAGACCTCAAGTTTGGCACTGGCGTTCCGGTTTTCGCTGAGAACAACGCTCAGTTGATGTTGTATGCTCTCGGGGCTTTGTCCAAATTCGAGATGGTCTACGACATCAACATGGTGAAGTTGACTATCGTCCAGCCCCGACAGGAGCGGATCTCGTCATGGGATATTACCCCCGAAGATCTCTACAAATGGGGTGAGGAAGTAGTGAAGCCCAAAGCAGCTCTCGCTTACTCCGGAGATGGTGAACTCCAAGTCGGACACTGGTGCAGGTGGTGCAGAGTCAAAGCTTTGTGCCGCAAAATGGCAGATCACAATCTCGGCTTGGCCAAACACGAGTTCAAAGAACCTGAACTCCTGACCACTGAGGAGCTCGCTCAGATTTTTGAGCAAGCCCCCATGCTTCAAGATTGGGTAAATGCTGTATCTGAGCACCTACTCTCCAAAGCCATCTCGGGCGAGAAGGTACCGGGATATAAGGTAGTCGAAGGAAGGTCAATGCGAAAATGGATTGACGAGAATGCAGTCCAAGAAGTTCTTACCGCATGCGACTACACCCCGGATCAGTTCCAAGTTGTCAAACTGGCCGGAATCCCGGCAATCGAGAAGCTCCTCAAAAAGGACTTCGATTCACTGGTCGGGGACCTCGTCATCAAAGCTCCTGGCAAACCCACTCTCGTCCCCGAGTCTGACAAGCGTCCGGCAATGGGAATTGAACAAGCAAAACTCGATTTTTCTAATAACTAAACTTCACAACTATGAGTGCAACAACCAAAGTAGTAACCGGCAAAGTTCGGTTCAGTTACGCCAACGTATGGGAACCCCGGGCAATGGAGGGTTCCGACCGAGCAAAATACTCGGTGTCCATCCTCATCCCGAAGACTGACTCGGCAACTCTGTCTCGGGTCAAGGAGGCCATCGACACGGCTCTCAAAGAAGGCATCGCCAAATTGGGCGGCAAGATTCCCCCGACGTGGAAGAACCCCCTCCGTGACGGGGACACCGAAAGACCGGACAACCCGGAGTATGCTGGGTGCATGTTCGTCAATGCCAACTCGGACAATCGTCCTGGCATCGTGGACGCCAACCTCAACCCCATCATCGAAAAAGAGGACTTCTACTCCGGATGCTATGGCCGGGCGTCGATCAATTTCTACGTCTTCAACACGAATGGCAACAAAGGCGTTGCTTGCGGGCTGAACAACCTCCAGAAGTTGGCTGACGGAGAACGTCTCTCCGGGGGTTCTTCGGCAGAAGAAGACTTCGGCCAGAATCCGTGGGAAGACGACCTCATGTAGGTTGGTATGCTGGGTCTTATTCGGGATTAGGGGTTCGAATCCCCGCCCAGCAACAAATTTAACAATAATTAACATGCCGAGACGCTTATATTTCGATACAGAAACATATAGCCCGGAGGACATTAAATCCACGGGCGCCTATAAATACATAGAATCGGGGGGCTTCCAACTCCTTATAGTGTCTTTCGCCTTTGACACCTCTCCCGTTCAGGTGATTGATCTGGCCAAAGGAGAGGAGCTCCCCGATTATTTCGTTTCTGCTTTAACTGACCCGGAGATCGAGAAATGGGCGCATAACGCCGTATTTGAGAGACTCGTATTTAAGCGCATAGGACTACCTATACCAGCTGATCAATTGTATTGCTCAATGACCAAAGCAGCCTATTGCGGACTGCCTTTGGCTCTGGATGAACTCTCCAAAGCGTTAGTCCTCGGGGAGCACGGGAAGAAGTCAACAGGTAAAGCGTTGATCCGGTTTTTCTGCTCCCCGTGCAAGCCAACTAAGTCCAACGGAATGCGGACCAGAAACATGCCAGACGACGACCCCGACAAGTGGGACGAGTTCAAGGTGTATGCTGAGTATGACGTTATTGCCGAACGCGAGATAGTGGAACAGCTGGACCAATTCCCATTCCCGGAGTTCGAACGCAGGAACTACCTCGTAGACCAGACCATTAATGACCGGGGCATCTTGATTGATCTCGACATGGCCGGAAACGCCATCTCTTTTGATGAGGTATACACGGAGGAGATGACCGACCGGATGAAGGAGCTAACCGGGCTGGACAATCCTAACAGTTTAGCTCAGCTCAAGACGTGGCTCAAAACCAACTTCGGACTCGAGTTCCCAGCACTTGGCAAACCTGAGATTCTGGAATATTTGAAAAACACCCCCGATGCTCCCGACTTGGTCAAAGAGGTTCTCGGGGGCCGACTTGCCTTGTCAAAGACTTCTACTAAGAAGTATATTGCTATGCTCAATTGCGCTGCCAAAGACCAGAGAGCTCATGGACTATTCCAGTTTTATGGAGCCAACAGAACGGGGCGTTGGTCGAGTCGAATGATTCAGCTCCAGAATCTTCCCCAGAATCACATGAAGGATTTGGACCTCGCCAGAAGCATGGTAGAGAAAGGAGACTACGACCTTATCGAGATGTGTTACGGCAATATCCCGAATGTCCTTTCGGAGCTCATCCGGACAGCATTCATAGCCCCGGAGGGAAAAATGTTTGCAGTAGCCGACTTTAGTGCTATTGAGGCCCGAGTCCTGTCCTGGTTAGCTCAGGAGAAATGGCGACTCGACGTCTTCAACACTCATGGCAAGATATATGAGGCATCAGCATCACTCATGTTTGGGGTCCCGATTGAGCAGGTTACTAAAGGATCGGACCTCAGACAACGGGGTAAGACGGCAGAATTGGCACTCGGATATGAAGGATCGGTCAACGCAATGGAGAAAATGGACAAGGAGAAGAAGCTGTCCAAAAAAGAAATGTACTCCATCGTAGCTCTTTGGCGTCGAGCCAATCCTAAAATTGTTGAGTTTTGGGCGGAGGTGAACGAGAAGGCCATTGAGTGCGTTCAGACCAGAAAAACCAAGAAGGTGAGTTGTCTCGTCTTTGAACATGACGGGACCAACTTGACGATAGCTCTCCCAGCTGGGAGGAAATTATACTACAGAAACCCCCGTGTGAGACCCAACAGGTTCGGGCAGACCGGCATTGTCTATGATGGCATGGTTCAGTCAGTAGGATGGACCGAGGTAGAGACATACGGGGGTAAACTGGTGGAGAACATAGTCCAGGCAATCTCCCGGGATCTTCTCGCAGAAGCAATGTACAGACTAAGCATTATGAAAGACTTCGAAATAGTAATGCACGTCCATGATGAAGCCATTGCAGAGGTAGATGAGGACCGAGCCGGGGATTGTCTGGAAACTATGTGTAGAGTTATGGGGGAGGATCTTCCTTGGCTGAATTGCTTGCCAATGGGATTGCCTCTCAAAGCAGACGGATACGTTACTAAATTTTATAAGAAAGACTAATGACATACGACGGGGAACTTGATATTGCAATCGGTCTGAGCGCAAGATCAAAAGTATGGAGCAACAAGAAACTGAAATGGTCTGAATTGGTCAGTCGACTCGGGGAGGAGAACAAAACCACTGAAACATTCAAGGAATTTGTTTCTGCAAGCAAGGAGGACCAACTCAAAATAAAGGACGTAGGTGGATACGTCGGGGGTTATCTGAGAGGAGGCAAAAGAAGCCCGGCCAATGTGGTCCACAGACAGTTGATGACACTCGACTTGGACTTTGCCCACAAAGACCTCTGGGATGACTTCACTCTCCAGTTTGACAATGCAGCTGTTCTGCACGGGACTCACAAACACTCGGATGTGTCTCCCCGGTACAGACTAATAATGCCACTGAGTAGAGAGGTCACGGCTGATGAGTATGTTGCCATAAGCCGAAAAATTGCCGGAATAATCGGCATAGATCTTTTCGACAATTCAACCTTCGAGACTAACAGACTCATGTTCTGGCCTTCTACGCCGAAGGACATGGACTACTACTTTAAAGTTCAGGACGGCCCATGGATTGATGTTGATGAGATACTTAGCTCCTATGCTGACTGGAGGGACTCATCACTTTGGCCAACAGCTTCATCCCGTTTTGAAGCTGTAGATCGAGCTGTCAAGAAGCAGGAGGACCCAACAGTAAAGAGGGGGCTCATTGGAGCGTTCTGTAGGACTTACTCCATCCCAGAAGCAATAGAGACCTTTCTCCCCGACACATATGTCCCGTCAGCATTGGAGGATCGATACACTTACACAAAAGGCAGTGCCTCAGCTGGTCTGATAGTGTATGAGGACAAGTTCGCCTATTCCCATCACGGAACTGACCCGTGTGGGGGTAAACTTTGCAATGCATTTGACTTGGTCCGCATACACAAATTCGGTCACCTTGACGACAAGGTCAAGGATCCGTCGTCGAAGTTGCCGAGTGTGTCAGCAATGGAGGAGTTCGTACGTAATGACCCAGATACTAAGACCACCATTGCCAACGACCACATCAACAGTGCCAAGTACGAGTTTGCCGACACGGAGCATGACCGGACCCAGGAGGAAGTAGTCGAAAAGGAGGTTGACCCGGAAGCTGAGAGTGTGGAGTGGATGAAGGAGTTGGAGGTTGACATCCGGGGAGCATATCTCTCGTCAGACGCCAATCTCAACCTCATATTTGCAAACGACCCCCGATTCAAAAGACTGTTCAGACAGAATGACTTTGACGGGAAGAGGTACGTTTTCGGGAATCTCCCGTGGCGTCGGGTTGTTAAGCCGGAGCCGGTCAAGAATGTAGACTACTCGGGAGTCCGAAACTATTTGGGTTGCGTATACGGCATAACGTCCTCGCTCAAAATAGATGATGCCATGGCTCTGGAGTTTGAAAGAAACCATTTCCACCCAATTCTGGACTACCTCAATGGTCTCAAATGGGACGGGGCCCAACGGGTAGACAAACTCCTGATCGACTACATGGGAGCTGAAGACAACATTTACTCCCGAGAAGCCATACGCAAGATGCTGGTTGGAGCAGTTGCTCGAGTTATGAATCCGGGAGTCAAATTCGACCTTGTGCTAATGCTCGTAGGACCCCAAGGATCCGGCAAAAGTACGTTTATCAAAAAATTGGGAAAATCCTGGTTTAGTGACACATTTCTGACAGTACAAGGAAAAGAGGCTCTCGAGCAGATTCAGGGGGCATGGCTTATCGAAATAGCTGAGCTTTCCGGACTTCGCAAAGCGGAGGTTGAGTCAGTGAAGCATTTCATATCTAAGTCCGAAGATTCATTCCGACCAGCATATGCCAGAACTTCTGAGATATACCCCCGGCAATGTGTCTTCTTTGGCACCACCAACGACAGTGAATTCCTGAGAGACCCCACTGGCAACAGACGCTTCATGCCAGTGGACGTGGTCCCCAACAATGCCAAAAAAGACGTGTTCATGGAACTGGACGACGAGATAGACCAGATATGGGCTGAGGCAGTTGTCCTGTACAAATCCAAGGAGAAACTCTACTTGAGTCATGAAGCTGAACAGATAGCCAAAAACGAGCAAAGCTCACACAGCGAGTCGGATGAACGGAAAGGCATCGTTGAGGCTTACCTGGACAGGAAGCTCCCGGATAACTGGGACTCAATGGATCTATACCAGAGGAGGGACTTCCTGGTCGACGAGCTAAACCCGAAAGGCACCACCCCCCGAGATTACGTGTGTGTTGCTGAGATATGGTGCGAATGTCTCGGCCGGAACAGAGAAGACATGGACCGGTATAAGACCCGAGAAATCAATGACTTGTTGAAGAGCATGCCCGAATGGGAACCGTGTAAGTCTACTAAAAATTTCCCCATTTATGGAAAGCAAAAATACTACGTGCGAAAACTCGATTGAGAAACGACTCGTCACTGAGGTGGAGAGAGTTGGTGGCTGGTGTTTGAAACTCCCCGCAATTCACAATGCTGGTCTCCCCGACCGGCTCTGTCTGTTCCCCGGTGGCGAAGTCGTTTTCGTTGAGTTGAAAGCATTCGGCAAAAAGCCCCGAAAAATACAGACATTAATGCACCAGAAACTGAAAGCAATGGGCTTTCGAGTCGAGGTGATAGACACGACCATGGGTTGTAAAATGTTAGCATTGGAATATGACCGAAAATGATCTCCATCAATACCAGCTACAAGCTGTTGACCACATAATAAGCCATACGCACTGTGCTCTGTTCCTGGACATGGGGTTGGGTAAAACAGTGTCTACTTTGACCGCCATCAACGAGCTCATGTTTAAAGAGGTAGAGGTCCGACGAGTATTAGTCATAGCCCCCAAAAGAGTAGCCGAATCAGTCTGGACCCAGGAGGTCGAGAAATGGGACCACTTGAAGCACATTAAAGTGTCTCGCATCATCGGATCAGAACGTCAACGTCGGGAGGCTCTTGCCAGGAAGGCAGACGTATATACCATCGGGAGAGACAACGTGGCTTGGCTATGTGGGCTCTACGGGGGATCCTGCCTCCCATTCGATATGGTGGTAATTGACGAGCTCAGCAGCTTCAAGAACCCCAAATCTATCCGGTTCAAAGCTCTCAAGCACGTTCAGGCTTCACTTTCCCGAGTAGTAGGTTTGACCGGTACTCCAGCACCTAACGGACTCATGGACCTTTGGGCCCAAATGTACCTCCTGGACCGGGGAGAGCGTTTGGGTAAATACATATCCCACTACCGGGACAACTACTTCAAGCCTGGCCGTCGAAACGGACACATTGTGTATTCGTATGACATATCCAAGGAAAACCAGGAGCGGATATACTCGAAGATCGGGGACATCTGTATGAGCATGAAAGCTAAAGACTATCTCGACCTCCCGGAGCGTATCGACAACATAGTCGAAATCCAGATGCCCCCGGAAATCCAAAAAGCTTACGACTCCTTCGAGGAGGAGCAAGTTCTCAGCATGATCGATCAGCTCGGGGACGCCGTAGAGATCCCAGCTGTCAATGCAGCGGCTTTGTCCACGAAACTCCTTCAGTTTGCCAATGGAGCAGTGTACGATGAACACAGAGTGGCTCATGAGGTGCACACGTTAAAGATAGAAGCTACGAAAGAACTCATTGAGGACGCCGGGGGACAGTCGGTCCTCATAGGTTGGACATTCCAGCATGACCGAGATCGGCTCATGGAGGCTCTGGCCAAATACAAACCCCGGGAACTCAAAACTGAGAAGGACATTGTCGACTGGAATGCTGGCAAAATTCAGGTTCTTTTGATGCACCCGGCTTCCGGGGGTCACGGGCTTAACCTCCAAGCAGGAGGACACCGCATCATATGGTTTGGACAGACATATTCTCTCGAGCTGGAACAGCAGTTCAATGCCCGACTTGACCGACAAGGACAGAAGAATGTCGTGATAGTCAATAAACTGGTATGTTCGAAGACAGTGGACCAGGACGTCATACGAGCTCAGAAAGCGAAGACCCGGGGACAGGATGCTCTCATGGAAGCTGTAAAAGCGAGGGTCGAAAAATATCTGAAAAAATATCGCAAAACATCGTAGTATTTGTCGAAGAAGTATTATATTTGTACTACAAACAAAACGATAACACTATGAACTACGAAAACAAACACCGAATCGAAAATCTGGCAAAAGCCGCTTGTCCTAACAACAAAACGGTCTTTGTCATATTCCGGAGCAACGAGAACAAGTTATCCGACCGTCCTAACGCTTTCATAGTAACTGTCGGGAAGAAAGGCTATACCTCAGTTAGACAGTCGAATTACTGGGCAGTAGACACAGTCAACTCCTGCAAAGACTATTCGGATCAGGAAATCGCCCAGATCCTGAACACGATAACCAAAGACCTCGAGTCCCTCCGGTTCTTCTGCTGCCCGGATGCTAAATTGGTAAATTATAAAGGCGAAGAAGTAGAGGTTTAGCCTCTACTTTTCTTCCGTTTTATCGTAGTAATAAAAATAATTTTCGTATATTTGTACTACAAACAAAAGAACAATGAAACGATATTACTACGAATTAATGGACGAGGATTACAATAGCTACGAAGCAGCTATCCCCGACGGAAGAATCAAAGCCAGAGCCATTGCTCAAGCAAGACGAGCCATGAAGGACTTGGGAATCAAAAGGGCTCTTCTGGCAGTTAATAGCATGAAAACTTCCAACATATTGGACATAATCACAGTCGAACTGGATTGAAATATTTTCAATTTTTCTGGTGAAAAATTTTTTTAATTGAACATTTTTTCTTACTTTTACACTACACTTAACAACTAAACACTATGGAAAAATTCATTGAAAAGTACAAAGGCTACAGCACGAAGGTTCTTCAGAAGCTGGCAAAGGTTAAGACGGGCGATGAGCTCGACGTTATCAACTCCATCCTCGCATCGAGAGGAGCATCTCAGGAGCATCCGGCAGAGGAAGGCGCTGTCTACAACGCTACCGAAACGGAAGAATACAAAGCCGAAAACGGCATCAAGGAGAACGACGAAGTCGCCGAGGAGAAGCCGAAGAAGGCTCGCAAAGCAAAGACCCCGAAGGAGCCCAAGGAGCCCCGTCCGCTGAAGAAGGAGGTATCGGCCGAGGAGGCAAAGGCTAACCTCGAGAATGCCAAAGCCAACATCGGTCGATTCTGCAAGTTCATCTGCACGAAGACCAAGGAGCAGACCGACGGCATCATCATCGGAGTTCGTCTCGACCCCCGCAACAACTTCATCCAGTACCGCATCAAGACCAACGACGGTCACGTCTGGGGCAAGGGCATCGACTCGAAGGATCTGGAACTCGGCGACATGGCTCCGGTTCCCGAGGAGATCGAGAAGCCGAAGCGCGGCCGGAAGAAGGCTGACAAAGCAGCTCCCAAAGCAGCTCCCGAAGCAGCTCCCGAAGCAGAACAGAACGAGCCGGAGAACGCACCGGCTGAGGAGTAGGTAAGAACTCCTCGCCAAGTGGAGCCGTCACTCCACTTGGCACCCCGGAGTGGAATAGGAGGGTTCGAGTCCCTCCCCGGGGTCTAACCTATATACTAAAAATCATGAGTAACATACTTAAACACGCTGACCAAATCATCAATGAGCGGTCGGAGGAGAAGGAGAGACAATACGGACCGTTCATGGAATGCAACCAGAAGGCCGCAGAGATCGCTTCGGTCATTACCGGTAAACCTCTGACCGCTATTGATGTGTCTTGGGTCCAAGTGGCAGTGAAAATGGCACGTGAATCCAATGCGCACAAGGAGGACAACCTCCTTGACATGGTAGCCACAATCGGGGCCATCAACAACGAACTCGAGGACCCCAAGCCGTTAAAAGCTCCGGGGGTAGTACCTACGTACTTCTCAACCATTTCGGAGGCTGTAGACTTCATCCGGATCAGTCCCATCGAGGTGCACGAGATCAAACATGTTCTCACCGAAGAGGGACGCCGAATAGCAGTATACTACTCCCACAAAAACGATCCGGAACAGTACAATCCATTCTCAAACATCAAGCCATGAACACACAAGACTTTAAGCCATTCATTAAGAGCTGGAAGGAGATTTATGCCCTCCAGGGGGAGCTCCAGCTCATGTACAGACCATATTTCAAGGAACGCATCGCGAACTTTGACATCAACACTTTGGAGGATCAGGAGCTTTTCAAAAAACTCTGTTGGCAGATTGTCGAGGAGCTCACCGAAGCGATGGAGGCCAAGGACAAAAACGAGGAGGATCACGTGCTGGAGGAGCTGATTGATGCCTTCAATTTCATGCTCGAGCTTTACCAGCTGTACGGCATGGCCCCGGACTTTGCTTGGGGTCACACATACGGGTTCCGGAAGGATATTGCCGACGAGAATTTCGAGGAGAACATCCTGGAGCTGATCAAGACCATAGGTTTGGCTGCCAACTGCCTCAAGAACCGGGAGTGGAGACAATCTCAGTACATGGTTGACTTGGTGGTCTTCGAGGAGAGACTTTGGAACATCTGGGCAATGTTCGCTATGCTCTTCGGGAGCATAGGTGTCACGGAAGACAAAGTCCGGGAGCTATGGTCGTTGAAGTATCAAGTAAATCTGTTTCGCATTAAATCCAAATACTGACATGGGTAGAATATTCAAAGACTGTTTCGAAATGATCCGGGAGATGGACCGGGAGCTCAAGGTTTCCGGCATCACGGTCCCGGTCAACCATTACCAAAACCAAGAACTCAGCGGGGACGACCGGCTCACCAAGGAACTCATCGGGGTGAGCTTCGTCATCTCAAAGCCGTATCTCGGCAAACGCGAGATGCTCGATTTCATGTTCAAAGACGAAGCCGAGCTCATTGAGAAGTATTGCCGAGCAGAGCTCTCCGATCGGCTTGACCGGAACGGAGTCAACCCGGGTAAGAGCTGGGAAATCCGCCGGGACTTGTGGCAGAAGCTGGTGAGCAAGACTCGGCAGGAGGGTCGCTTCGACTACACCTATTCGGAGCGTCTGCACATTTTCCACAAGGGACCCGAAATTCACCAGTTGGAGAATGTCATCATGACTCTCCGGGACGACCCGCACTCAAGACGAGCAATGGTCATGATCTTCGAGCCGGAGGACACTCGGGGAACAGCCGGGGCTCTGACCCGAGTACCTTGCTCCATCAGCTACCAATTCCTCATCCGGAACAACCGGCTCCATGTGATATACTACATCCGGAGCAATGACTTCTTCAAGCACTTCGCAATTGACATCTGGTTGACGGAGGCTATGATGGACTACGTGTTCAACATCCTCGCAGCTACCTATCCGACTCTCAAGAAGGGATCTTTGCATTACTTCGCTGGATCCCTCCATGCATACAACGAAGATCTTTCTAAATGGGTAATCTACTAAGCTATGACTATCGACGAAGCAAGAGCTAAAGCTCATCAGCAATATGACGATTGCATGTTCTGTCCGGGATGTTCGAAGCTCCTGACTGGGCTCCACATGGGGAGCCAATGCTACATCAACTGGATAGAACGAAAAGCACAACAGATTCTCAAAAACTCGAAGAAAGATGAGCGCAGAAATTAAAGTGCTGATTGGGCTATCCCTGGTCTCATTGGCTGGAGCAGCTGTATTCTACATTACATTTCTGATCGCAGTTGATGAAGTCAGAAAGGACATAAAGAGGAAAAGACATGGCAGGAGGAAGTGAGGAGCCCATCATCATTGGGCTGGCAATAGCAGTAGTAATCGGGATAGGAATCGTCTGTCTCATGGACGCTCTCAAAAACAAACTCAAGTGATATGTGTGGGATAAGTATATCAAGAAGGATCAACACCGTCTACGAGATACAGCATCGGGGAACTGAAACGGTTCAGATTACTCAAGGAGGATGGTTTCTCGGTCATGTCCGTTTGCCCATTCAGACTGAGCCAGGTGATGATCTGGCTCAGCCCATAGAACTGGCTGGAGACAATGGATGGCTCCTTTATGTGGGGGAGATCTACAATTACTCCCGCAGGTATGACAGCGACGTCGAGTATCTCCGGGATTTATTTGGGTCCCAGATACCCGGGATCAACTGTCTGGAGGACATTATCCATGAAGCCAATCATTGGGATGGTATGTGGGCAATATGCTGGTACCGTAGAGGTCAGATAATTGCCTTCACGGATCCACTCGGCAAGAAACAGCTCTACTACAACCAATTCGGGGAGATCTGTTCGGAGATAACCCCATTGGTGTCGAACCTCAAAGACTTCGACCGATACTACCAGTCGGAAGTGTTCAAATGGGGTTACAACTGGGATGACCGGACTCCATGGAACACCGTTAAGCGCATCATGCCGAACACGGTTTACTCCTTCGACAGCATGTCTCCGAAGCCCATGATCATACGCAACAATTACTACAGATGGGGGATCGGGGAACGAAGCCACCTGAGAAGAGCAGAATTGGTTGAAGTCCTCCGGGGCTTGGTGGAAAGATCTGTAAAACGCCGGGCAATGTATTCCAAAATCCCCGTCGGGGCTTTGGTTTCAGGAGGACTGGATTCGTCCATAATTGCCTCTATTCTTCATCGAATGGGTCTGGGGGTTAATCTCTATATGGTGGAGAATAATGAATCAAAATTTGGCATGCTATTGTCCGAATTTTTAGGGGTTTCTATCACCTCTCTTGGCCCCATCCCCGATGATGATTGTCTGGAGAGGTGTCTCCGCTATAACGAGACTCCCATCGACTTGGGCTCCATGATCCCCCAGTTCCGACTCATGGAGAAGGTCAAGGAGAAGGTCATTCTGACCGGGGATGGAGCTGATGAACTCTTCGGGGGCTATCGCCGAGTTGATGACTACGACTCCCAGCTCTCAGACGTGTTCCAGGAGCTTCCGTTCTACCATATGCCTCGTCTTGACCGGGCTTCTATGAGGAGCACAGTCGAACTCCGGTCACCATTCCTGAGCCACGAGATCGTCAAGTTCGCTCTCAACTTACCCCGGGAGGACAGAACTCACAAGCGCATTCTCAAAGATGCCTTTAGTGACGTCTTGCCGAAGGAGATCATTGATCGGCCCAAAGAACCTCTCAAGTGCCAAAGCATCCGGCAGGACCCGATGACGTACCGCAAGAAGTGTCACGAAATATTCTACAACTTATGGCAATAGCTATCGGATATTATCGGGTATGGTTTAAAGGAGATGACTCCAACACGGAGGCTCAGTGGTTCAAAATGACGCTCCGTAATGGATCAATTAGACCTTCCATACGTTCCATAAATCGGGAAGAGGCTTTGTGGTGGATCAAGTCCCGAAACATGAAGGACGTTACCCCCGGCAATCCTGCGGGCAAGATATTCGAATCGGAGGGCCAACCATTCAGGAAGGCATTCCAGGAGTTGCCTCTCCATACACGCTACAATTTTATAGAAGGAGCATCTCTCTCATCAGGTACAACACATCGAGCTCGGCTCGAAAAATACTTTAAAAAATGAAAATCGTAAAAGTAAGAAACGTCAAGACCCCGACCCGAGGAACGAGTCTGTCCGCCGGGTTGGACTTCTACATCCCGGAAGACTTCGAAGCCAAACAGATCTGGCCGGGCGAAAGCATCAACATCCCATCCGGGATAAAAGCTCGAATACCTCGGTGGTGTGTTCTCATCATGTTCAACAAGAGTGGCATTGCCACCAAGCATCAGCTCCAGGTTGGAGCTTGCGTGGTTGACGAAGACTATCAAGGAGAGATCCATCTGCACGTCATAAACGTCGGCAAGGAGCCAGTCATCCTCAAGCCGGGCATGAAGCTGGTCCAAGGTTTGGTGATGCCCATCGTTTATGTTGGGGTGGAAGTTCTCGAGTCGGAAGCCGAGCTTTTCCCGCAATCGACTGAAAGAGGAGTGGGGGGCTTCGGGTCCACGGGGGAATAGGACCCCCGGGCCCAAAAGTTGAGGATTTTATTGTTTCTTTGTTTACAATTTTTCTATGGCCCCTGCCCCCAAAAGTTGGTCAAACCATTGTTTCATTGTTTACAAATCCGGGGGACTCCCGGCCCCAAAAGTTGGTGAAACCATTGTTTCATTGTTTATTGGCAAAAATCTCGACAGCCCCCCCCCTAAAATCCGGGGGACCCCTATTGTTTATTGTTTATCATTCCGGTGGAAAGAATCCCAAATCATTGATAATCAATCACTTAAATTAAAACAGCAGTAAACAATGAGAAACAATAATAAACAATCATTGTTTCTCGATAATCGATTGAATATCAATGAATTAGGCCCTTGTAAACAATGTAAACAATAATATAGGAGGAAAACCTGAATAAGGAATATGAGGAAAATTATGACCAATTTAGGAAATGAAAAATCACAAAATAGAGTGCACAGAAACATTGTTTACATTGTTTCTCGGGAGGAGAATTGGGGACCTAATCAATTGAATATCAATCACTTAGGTGAGAAACAATAAGGAATTTTATTGTTTACTACTGGTCAAATATTGTTTATTATGGAAAAAACTGAGAAATTGGGGCTACCCCCAACTGGGAAACTTGGAGTGTTCCGGCGATGGCTGGGGATCTACTCAAAAGAGGAGCGGGAGGTCCTGGACTACGCCCGCAAATTGAAAAAGACCACCATGCAAATAGCACGGGGTCAGCTGTCCCTGCTATCCCGTCCGGAATGGATGCGGCACGAGGACTGGGTTGAGGTCCGCAAATTACAAACCAAATTAGAAAGGAGGCGTAGAAAATGATTGCAATTTACCTGTTGGCCATCATCGGTCTGTTCGCTGTTATCGGGGGAATTCGCCAATGGTGGATCAACCCCAAACGGAAGTTGAACAGATCCATCAAGCAGATGGAGAGAGCTGAGAGACGGATCCAGCGGTTTAGGAGAAAGTAAAGCCAGTATAAGCGGTAGAGTCAGTAGAAGTGGTGCCAGTAGAATTGGTACCAGTAGAAGTGGTACCAGTAGAAGTGGTCCAGTAGAATTGGTGCCAAATTGGCCTTCTCTCGACCCACAAATACTGGACAGCACTCGCGTATACGAAAATAAAAATTTTTAAGAATGAAAGCAAAGCACTTTAAGCAGCTCGGGAAGAACTGGGCTCTGTACTCGGAGGTCAATACCAAGTACTGTAATTGGACCCCGTCCATCGCCACGGTCCACGAAGGCATGATTTGGCCGAACGGTATTTCGGTCAAGTTCCTGTGGTTCGGCGTGACCCTCATTCGCGTAAGCGAATAAATTAAAGATCCCCGGGGCCAAACACTCCGGGGATTGTTGTGCAGAAATAAATTTTTAATTTGTATAAGGTTTGATTATATTTGAGGCATGGCACGAAGTACATATAAAATGAGTCCGCTCGCCTATATGGAGGAGGGACAGAAAAGGCGAGACGCCGGAGAATTTGTAAAGCCCACCGATGCGGAGGAGCTTTACTTTGCATTCATCGAGTATTGCAAATTCATGCAGGATAACTATTTCTCCCAGTCTCACAAGAATAAGAATGGCGAAGACTGCAGCGTCTACATCTCCCGCCCGATGACCATCGAATCATTTAGGCTGTTCGCTGGACTCAATCCTGTTGAGTACGGGGAACTCACGGGAGACCCGGTAGCAGCTGCAATTGGGGGCACCATCGAGGACGCCATCAATTCTCAGCAGATTGAGGGAGCACTGGTTGGCAAGTACGCTGCCAGCCTCATCCAGGTACTTCAAGGACGCAAGACCAATGTCAATGTTACGGGAGGCATCACTCTCGAGCAGATAACAGGAATGGAGGTAAAATAAAATGGGACGCCGGCTTCAATTTGACACCAAAGGCAACGAGAAGCAGAAGGAAGTGGCTCGGTTATGGCTTGATGACTCAGTCACTGACATTCTGTATGCTGGCACGAAAGGTGCTGGCAAATCGTACCTCGGGTGTTCCTTGATAGCCGGCGATGCCCTCACCTATCCGGAGACATTTTATTTTATTGCGCGTAAGACGGCCGCTGACTTAGTCCGGTACACTATCCCGTCTCTTTACGAGGTATTCGCCCACTGGGGTATCACGGAGAACTACTACCATTTCAATGGACAATACAACTTCTTCGAGTTGTACAACAAAAGCCGCATCTACCTGATCGATGCCAAGTATAACCCCAGTGACCCCATGTACGAGAGGTTTGGCTCCATGCAGATGACTCGGGGATGGATCGAAGAAGGCGGAGAGTTTATTCGCGAGGCGAAGACCAACCTCCAAGCTTCCATCGGTCGCTGGAAGAACGACGTCTACAAGCTTGCTCCCAAACTCCTCATCACCTGCAACCCGTCCAACAATTTCCTGTACACCGACTATTACAAGCCGTGGAAGGAGAACAAGCTGCCTCCTTGGCGTCGATTCGTCAAAGCTCTGCCCCAGGACAACAAGACTCTCCCGGACAGATACATCGAAGGACTTCTCCAGAACCTGACCCAATCGCAGATCGAGCGATTGGTCTTTGGCAACTGGGAGTATGACGATGATCCGAATTGGCTGGTCGACTATGACGCAGTGTGCGACATGTTCTGCAATGAGTTCGTACTCCCGTCGGGCAACAGGTTCATCAGCACTGACCTTGCTGGGAAAGGACGAGACAATTGGGTAGTTGGAACTTGGGATGGCATGGTCTGCCGGATCCCCATCGCAAAAGGATTCTCGGAAGGCAAGGAGATGGAGGAGAAGATCGCCAAATTGGCTACCGGTCTAAAAGTCCCCCGGTCCAGCATCGTCTCCGACGCTGACGGACTTGGGTTCTACTTGGAGAGCTACTTGAAAGGCATTCGCGAGTTCCACGGGGGACAATCAGCCATTGACTCCAAGACGTACAACAACATCAAGTCGGAGTGCGCATTCAAGTTGGCGGAGCTCATCAACAAGCGCCAGATCCACGTCATCTGCTCTCCCGAAGTTCAGGAGAAGATCAAGCAGGAGATGACGGTCCTCAAGTCCAAGAACACGAACTCCGCTGAGCAGAAGCGAGAGCTCATCTCCAAGGACACCATGAAGCAGCTCCTCGGCAGGTCACCGGACTTCCTGGACATGCTCATCATGCGAATGATATTTGAGATCAAGCCGAAGGCGACTGGCATGAAGTCCGCCAAAATCATAATCCCAGCAAAACGATGATACTGGACATCATAACTATTATCCGCAACATGGTCAAGGTGGTCAACCCCCTGGCCGTCTTTGAGTGTGACCAGGCTCGGATGCTGAACGTCAAAGTGGACACGATGGAGAGGTTCGTGATAGACTCGGATGGCAATCGGACCTCGTCCGACTTCGTCTATGTTGAGGAGCCCACCACTGGCTACTACGATACGCCGTATCGGGGCTACCCCACTCAACGTACCATCATGCAAGTCTACTTCTGCAAGTTCGAGCCGATGGCCAATGATGCCTACAAAGGCGACACGAAGTTCAGCAAGAACTCGCCCACCATCGGCCGTCTGGAGTTGAAAAACCAAATCGAGGAGCAGATGGTCCGGCCTTTTCTCTACTTGCTCAAGAACTCCCAACTGGTCAAGCAATATCCCGACATCATGAACACCGTTCGGGTGTTGTACCCGTCTGCCAGGTTCGACGCCAACGAAGTAAGTGTCGGACTGGAGTTCACTTTCAAACAGGACTGGTGCTTGGATGCCTACAAGGACAAAATCTGGCGTCCCCTCCTTGAAGTGGTAAAGCCCGGGTTTGACTTATCGGGGCACACTATATTCTTCGACCGACAGGACTTGCCCATGCCGGTCTATCCCCCGACATGGATCCAAGGTCTGTATGCTGAGTTGCATATCCCGCTACTGGTATTCTCCATCTCGCAAACAGACAATTTTGTTGTCCAGATCAATTTGGATGAAACCGGGGACTTTGTTGTAGACTACGCATGGACCAAAGAGGATGGGTGGAAAAAGTCGAGTGTGACGTACTCCAACCTGGGCCCCGGATTTGAGCTTATAGTCAACTCAGTAGAAATTGGAGACTTCCCCGAACAGTATTGGAGTCTCAAACATTGCTACATAAAATGATCCAGCGAATCGACATACAAGGCGGTCAGATGACGTTCGGTCAACGCATAGAGCTTGGTCGAATCATCACTGACAAGGAGATGACCGACATCGACAAGATGAAGGAAGGTATGCAATGTCTTGGGGTCAAATGGAGTCTGAGGAACACTTCGGAAATTGTCGAGTACTGGTACGAGGTTCTCATGGGCATCAAATACTGGATCGAACGAGAACAGGCTGAGCTAAAGTACGAGCCCAGTGCCGAGGAGAAGGCAGCCGGCATCGCCCAATTCTCCATGGTGGTTGGCGAGATGGCCACCATCACTGCACTGGCCAAAGACTACTCGAAGGATCCGGACGAGATACTGGAATGGAAATACGGAAAGGTGTACAATCTCCTTTTCACCAACTTGCAGAGTCACCTCTTCCGGGAGCGATTGAACAAGGAACTGGAGCGTAAGGCTCAACAGAAAGCTAATGCTCGCAAACCCAGAAACAAATGGCGGTAGAGCTGGAACAGATATTGGCTGAGGGACTCACTCAGATGCGGGACGAGATCATCCGGGCATCACAGGACGCCGGGCAGGAAGCTTCGGGCAGAACCTATGCTCAGATAACAGTTCAGACGGGTCGAGAAGGTGAAACAGTTTGGGGGACGATCGAAGCCCCGAACTACTTCTACACTCTCATCCGGGGACGAGGTCCTGGTAAGATCCCCGCCAATTTGGGACAGATCATCATGGAGTGGGCAAAGCTCAAAGGCATCACCTTCTCGGACCCAAAGGACCTGGTCCGATTCGGAAATGCCACTGCATGGAAGATTAGGCGAGAAGGCTCGGAGCTTTATCGCAATCACATTTACGTTGACCTGGTCGACACTCCCGCTGATAACTTCGAGGAGTACTTGGCTCAACACTTAGACCGGGCAATGGAGGTTCTCATAGAAGAGACTTTCGTCCCCGACAACAATATGGACCACGGATATATAATATAGCGCGATATGGCAATCACCAAACAACCGGCTAACGATTCCTTCTACTCAGCATATTCGCAAATACCAGTTGAGACTGACGACTCCACACTTGGACTCGAGGTCGAGACCCAGAACTTCGATGAGGCCAACATGATCTCGTTGAACATTGTAGACAGTGAGGAGATCGAGGTAATTGACAACAGTGCCGGCACAGGAAACTATTTCTACAAAGCATTTCCGATTTTCCGCAAAGCGGTAGCTGGGGAATGGTATGCTTTTCGTGTTGATTTTGGCACAGTAAATAAGGCAACAGTTATGAGTGTCTCTCTGTGCCAGGGGACTGCTTCTGGAGTTATTATTGAAGGGACTGAAATGGCTACAACGAATTTGACTATTGGATCCTCCATGTCATGGAGATTTCAAGTAAGGACAGATCTTGCTATAACCGGACCCACCACTGTACTGTTAGTCTATGCCGGGGCTAAAGGATCAACAGCTGGAGTGAAGATTGCTCTCAACCGAATGAGATTGGCATACGGCCAAAACTTTATCTCCTATAGGCCCAGTTCAGTGATGGCAGCGAACTCATTAACTGAAAGCATCGACATCCACAGGGATTCTGGATTTGGGACGACGAAAAAATACGATCTCAGCTTTTTAGCTAAAGCCGGATTCCGGGACGATAGACTCAGAACATTCCCGTACCAGAACACAGTCATAGGTTTTGCCATTGACTACAGTCTCATATCAGCATACGCATACAGAGGCATCGGCGAACAGGACTTCAACGTCCGATATGCCTCCCGAGGAGTTCGGCCCAGAGGCTACAACGTCAACTTCTCTCAGTCAAGCGTAGGACTGGCATTGACTGACCGGACTCCCGATAGCGACAGAAACCTGTACGTGAAGAAATACTACGGGTACCCGTATTTCGTCACACTATTTCCGAAAGGAGCTTCGGAATTAACTCCTGCCACTCCGATTGACGTTCGTGTTAAAATTACGGGAGCTTCTGCCGAAACTCAATTTGATATTTCCAGCCGACTCAACATCCCACTTGTGTACGAATTTGATGATGAGATTAGCGATGGAGCCGACTACGTAAAACTCAGACCTTCTGGAGGAGCATACCCTTATCAAGCATGGAACATCATATTCGTCGATACAGAGGTACCTTGCAACCCATTCTACATTCGCTGGATAAACCAGAAAGGCGGATGGGACACTTACATGTTTGAGCAACACAAGAAGTATACGCAGGAGGTTGACCGGGGAGACCAATACATATTAGCGAATTCCAGAGACCCCTATGCCTCACAGACGAGAGGCGGGTTAGCTCCGCAGTTTAAGAACATAGTCCAAGCAGGAGCAGAACAGCTTGATGAGAACGACTTCAACTTGCTCAAAGGAATTGCTCTCTCACCTCTTGTTCAAAGGTACAACTACTCAGTCGGGGCATGGCAACGAGTCCTAGTAAATGACACGGAGCTAACCTGGGACACAAAAGCCCCGCGGAACACTGTTAGCTACGAGTTCCAGCTTATTGACGAACAAACTCAGTGGTAATATGAACTACGAACTACTCATGAAAGGCATTGACGGCGAGGTCTGGTCACTGGACCTCCCGCTGGATGCTCCTGCGATGAATTACCAGATCAACAACCTGGCTGAGCTGAAAGACAGGAATGCCTCGTACTCCCAGCGGATCAGTCTGCCCAGGACGACCCATAACGAGCAAGCATTCCAATTCAGTTTTGTAGTTGGCTCAGGTTCGTATGTGCCATACATGAAGTTTCCTTGCCAACTATTCTATGAGGGAGCACTCATATCCCCGGCTGGAGCAGTATTGAACATCGTAGACGTATCAGATACATCGATCGGGGTCCAGATCCTCGGGGCAACTGCTGACTTGTTCGACACCCTCAACAACACTGACGCGAAGGATCCCGGAACTGGCATGTTCCTCCTCAAGTGGTACACGGACACAATGGGACAGGCCGAGCGATACCTCTCCGGCCCCGAGGAATCTAAAGTCCTGTATTTTTGGCTATATGCAACTCTCCAGAAGAATCCGAACGTCCCTCCGATCTCCATGGAGGCAATCAGGCAAGTCCGGGAGTTGGACAAGTTCTATCCCCATCTTAACTGGTATGACCTCGTAACGTGGATCTTCGATCAAGCAGGCTACAGTCTCGAGACTGACGTGGATTCAGTTGACCGGAGTGAAATGTTTTTGCCTTGCACTTACCCCGTTTTGGCAGACAACCCCAATGCTCCGAAAGCATCCGGGACTGGCTGGATCCAGGATCCCCCGATTGGTACTACGGTAGGGGTGATATGGCAAGGATACCCGGGAGTAACTCTCAGTGACCCGGTCGCTGGACGCTTGATGATGGGCACCGTATCCGGAACATTCAGCTGGATGACTTTGTGGGACACGACCATCACGTTCAGTTTCTCATGGTCCAATATTTCTGCCATCCGGAATGGTTCTGTGGCAGTCCAAGTTACCCATTACAAGAACGACGGGACCAGTGCTATAGTGTTGACCAGATCCTGGTCGTCCGGATCTTCCGGCAGCGCTTCGGTCGACATCCCGATGGAGGCAGGAGAGCACATCCTGGTGTCCGGATCTCTCGCCACAGTCAATCCCTCTGCCAATCAGTATGACATGAGGTTCCCGGTCAGCATTACTGCTCCTCCCGTGCCGGAAACTTCGCCGGGGGATAAGCCCCAGCCCGGGCTAACCTATGACCTCCTGGCCTCGACTGGATTTAAGAGCTTGGGAGACATAGTCAAAGCTTTCTTCCAGCTGTTCGGGCTAACCATCGACGTGAATCCCGCTACCAAAGTAGCAAGAGCATACTCGGTTCAGGAGTTCTACAACAGACGAAGCTCGTCCGGGAAGAATTGGTCTGACAAGCTGATAAAAGGTAAGGACACAAAACTTACCTTCCAGTTATCCAGCTATGCCCAGTCCAACGAGATAAAGCTGGAGGACAACAAGGACAACAATGTTACTGACTCGTACAAGTTCAGCATCCCGGACGTCAACCTCCAGCCCACTAAACTCCTGTTCCAAATTGGGTTCTTGGCAGGGCTCAACCAAACTCTCTATGACGAGGACAGTACGAGCAAGACCCACACACTTGCTAACTACCCGATCTGGACTATCAATAGAGGCCGGATGGAGAACGGGGAAATGACCGAGACGACTTGGGAGTACAATGCTCTCAGTAAGCCGATGGTCGTCCACATCAATAAGTCTGACTATATGTGGCCCCAGGTAAGTGTAGGCTACACCCTTACCCGGGTACGACTATACACGGCGTATTTCAAAAATTTGAATTACTACGTTCCGAAGTACTACGACAAGCTCATCAACAATATACTCAAAAGACCAAAGATCCTACAGACCCAAATTCTTTTGGACTCGCTCGACATTCAAAGTCTGGACTTGTTCAACCCGATATGGCTGGAAGAGCATGGGTTCTGGTTCTACGTTTCGAAAATAAACAACTTCCAAGCTGGAAAGATAACCAAAGTAGACCTAATACGAATGTGATATGGCCGAAGAACAGAAAAATACAATTTACAACGTCCGTGTAACAGCTGAGGATGCCCTCAAGACGTTAGCCGAATTGAAACTCCGGTCCCAGGAGTTGAGAGATCAGCAGAAGGCTCTCGGCAAAGTAACTGAGGAGAATGCTCAAGAATACTATGCGCTTGACAACCAGATCAAGGCAATCAACAGCGAGGCGAACAAGTACCAGAAGCAAATCCAGAACAACATTAAGCTCCAGAACCAACAGGAGGCAAGTTTAGCAAAACTTAGAACCCAGCTGGCTTTGGACAATGCCGAGTTTGCAGAGCTGGGCAACTCAATGCAGGACGCGGCTCGTAAAGCCGAGCTCGGCAAGCGCATTGCAGAAACCACCGAGGAGCTCAAAGCTCAGGAGGAGGCACTCGGGGACTATCGCCGGTCAGTTGGTAACTACGAGAAGGCAACGGAGAACCTCAAGCAGGAACTCTCCGACCTTACCCAGACACTCATCCAGATGGCTCAGTCCGGGGATACGAGTTCTGAGACGTTCAAGGAGATGATTAAACGAGCCGGTGAACTGAAAGGAGCTGAGGACCTGGTCAATACAGCTATATCCAACGTTGGTAAAGGAACTGAAACCATACAGGCAGTTACCAGCGCCACGTCAGCTTTGACTTCCGTATGGGGTCTTTGGACCACAGCCACTCAGGTACTGGGGAGCGAGAACGAGGAGCTCAATGCTACCATGACGAAGATGATAACCATCATCACGGCTCTCTCCTCTTTGTCTTCTCTCCAAGCAGCTCTCTCCAAGACAGAAGCCACTTATCGTGCTGCATCCAACCTGGTTCAGCTGGTTGGCATCAACCAGACTCTCGCCGAGACGAAAGCGATAGCTGCTAAGAACGCTGTCCAGGGAGCTGGCAACATCCTCACCAAAGCAGCAGCTGCTGCTACCTGGCTTTGGAACGCGGCTTTGGCTGCCAATCCCGTTGTATTGGTGGCAGCGGCAGTGGGCGGATTGGTAGCGGGAGTGGTTGCTCTTACGAACGCGTTTAACAGTAACACGGAAGCTCAAGAGAGAGCAACCCGGGCAATGGAGGCATACAATCGAGCTGCCGAAGCCTCTACGTATGTACTGGATCAGATCGAGACCAAGCGGAACACTCTGTCAAAAGCCGAGGAGATCCGGGGCAAGAGAGAAATAGAAAATCTCAAAGCCAATCATGCCACGTCGGAACAGATCGCCGAAGCTCAGCTTAAAACAGCTAACAAGCTCCGCGAGATTGAAATGAATGCAGCTCGTCAAAGACAGATGGCTGCAATGGATGAGTTCGACTCCTTGAAGAAGGTGATTGCAGCCAAGGAGGAGGAGCTCAACACGTGGTCCGGAAGCTTGGACAAGTACAAGGAGGCCAAAAAGGAACTCGACAACTTGAAAGGTCGATACCAAGAACTGTTCCGGACAATCGAGAATGAAGGAGCCGCAGTTGCCAACTTGGCTCTTGAGACTGCAATAGCCAACCGGGAGGCTCAGCAGGCCATTGCCGATAAGGCTCTGGGGGTTGCTTTGAAGAACTCGGAAGCCATGCAGAAGATCCGGGAAGACGACATCAGATTCCAAACCACATTCCAGTCTACGAGCATCGCCATCCGGATGGAGTATGAAAGGAAACTCTACAAGGCAGCTCAGGATGGAGCCCGGGAACGTCTCGCTCTCCAGAAAGCTCACGGCAAAATCACTAACAAGGAGTATCAGACGGCTCTGAATGCCATGGCTCGGTCCGATAAGCAGTTCTACGAGAATCAAGCCAAACAGCTTAATGACTACCTTGCCGGAGTGAGATCCAACATTCTGGCTGTAGCTTCCGGAGGCACAGTCGACATGCAGATTGCCCAGGTTACTCAGAAGTACCAGGATGCCATGAAGGAGCTGGCCAATATTCAACCTCCCCAGTTCATAAGAGGTATGAGCGAGGAGGAATACCAGAAGGAGTATGCAGCTTATGAGCAGTTCTTGGTCAACCGAGCCGAGCTCGAGAAACAGATTCAGCAAAACCTCCAGGATGAAATTAAAAAGATCCGGGAGGACGCTACCAAACAGCAACTCGACAGATTCAACCAGGTTCTCAGTGAACAGTATGCCGAGGACCTCTCCAAAGCAGCTGACAATGAAAGGAAGAAACTGGAACTGGAGAATGAGATGCTCCAGAAGCAAATCGAAGCCAGGAAAGCTGCCGGGGAGAAAACCTATGAGCAGGAGGCCCAGCTCCGAGCCAACAATCTTCGGCTCCAGCAAATGGATCTCGACAAGGAACTCGCTCAAGCCGAGTTGAATCACAAGTCCAAGTATGAGATCCGGAAGAGGTATCTGGAGGCTGAATTGGCAGCAGCTCAAGGAAACGAGGACGCCATTGCTCAGATCCAGCTCGAGATGGCTGAGAATGAGGAGTCTCTGTGGGAGGAACGGATCGAGAAGCTCCAGGAGTATGCCGAAATAGCATCCGGCTTCGCCACTGCTTTCAACGACTTGGCCAATGCTTTAGGAGAGCGACGAGTTCAGGAGGTAGAAGAACAATACAGTCGGGAGGAACAGGCTTTGGCAAACATGTACGCTAATGGCCAAATCACAGAGGCCCAGTACAACGAGAAGAAAATCAAGATGGAGAAACAGAAGGAGAAGGAACTGGCCAAAATCGAACGGGAGCAAGCTATCCGGGAGAGGGCAATGGGATCCTTCGAGATCGGTATCAATACTGCCATCTCCATCATGGCATCGGCTAAAATGGGATTTCCTTTAGCTATACCGTTCATTGCAGCAGCTGCAGCTTTGGGGGCAATTCAAATGGCAGCTCTTTGGGCAGCTCCTCTGCCGAAAGCCGCAAGAGGTAAATACATTGAGGGACCCAGTCATGCCGCTGGGGGAGTGCACATTGAGGCCGAAGGAGGCGAGACCATCATCAACAAGAAGTCGAGCCGCATGTTCCTGCCTCTCCTGTCAGCCATAAATGAACTTGGTGGCGGAGTACCATTCACTAAAGTTGGGTCGGACGGAGGATATGCTCTCAGGTCATTTGCTGAGACGCCGGAACCCATGAATCGGCTTGACATGGAGAGGGCAATTCAGAAAGCATTTGGACAGGTGAGAGTGATTGCTACGATCGAAGACATCCGGAGAGAAGACGCTAACTACGTGCAGATTCAGGACCGGGCTAATTTTTAATTAATCCAGCACAAATAGTATTTCAATATCTATCAGGAATAATTATATTTGTATCGAAATAATTTGGCACATGATATTCATCAACTTAAAAGGCGCAATTGATTCCGAGGAGAACCGGGTCATGATGGAACTTTGGGGTGGCACCTCAGAGATCTGTTCCGTGGAGACCTTTCGCCGGGTACTTGATGAACACCCCGATGAACAGGAGGTGTGCATCAACATTGACTGTGACGGGGGCTCCGTTGAGGAGGGCTTCAAGATTTACGACCTCCTTCGCATGAGCGGTAAGAATATATATACCAACATTGTCGGCGGGTGTCACTCGATGGCAGTGTGTATCTTGTTGGCAGCTCCGGCAGAGAACAGGTCGGCAAATAAGAATTGCCGGGCACTGATCCACCGGGTATACATGCCGGTTGGGGATTGGCTTACTTCCGACGACGCTCGCAGTATTGCTGAGGAGTTGGCATTGGAGGAGGAGGCTATTCTTGACGTGTATGTAGAGAGAACAGGTCAGGACCGGGAACGGCTCCGCAATGTCATGCATGAGGAACGCATCCACGATGCCAAATCACTTCTTGACTTGGGATTCATTTCCAAAATCAATTCATATAACACAAACCAAATTTTTAATGCTATGGCAAAAAACGAAAAAAGCGCTTATGAGAAATTCATGAGCAAAGTCAAAGCATTCCGGAATGGCAAGAATGGCACTCCCGCCAATTTTGACTATCTGGATGCTGAAGGTCAGGTCGTTCTCCAGACCGTAGGAGAAGAGGACAACCTGGCCGAAGGTGTAGAGGCAACTCTCGCCAGCGGCGAGACGTCCGGCACTGTCGTCCTGGAGGACGGTCGGGTAGTTACCGTCGAGGACAACATCGTTACCGAAATCGAGATGGAGCAGACCGAGTCGCTCGAAGATCGCGTTGCAGCGCTGGAGGCGATGCTCGACGAGGCAACGAACCTCATCGAGGAGCAGGAGAACGAACTCCGCAATCTCCGTGGTAGCAACTACCGACCGAAGAATCGCAAGACGGTTCTGCCCGGGTCCAAGAAGAACGAACCTTCGGCAGCTGACCTGAAAAACGAAGCTCGTGAGAAGCTCCAGAAGGTCAACGCTGCCAAAAAGATCCTCAAGTAGTCAAACTCAAAAACTTTAAGAACTATGGCAGTTAAAAACGGCGGATTCCTCGATATGGACAAGTTCACTTTTTGTGGACGTGTCATTCAGGCAATCTCGGAGATGATCATGGAGGACACCATTCAGGGTCCCGACATCAACTCCATTCACACAGTATTCCCCGACATCGTCACGAACACCGAAGTGGGTTACATCGGTGAAGGTGGCATGGTCGGCGTGGCCAACACCGGGTGTAACCCGACTCCTCAATCTTGGCAAGCCAACACTCGCAAGCTGAAGTGGGAACCTGGCACCTGGGAGATCCTCCTGGCCCAGTGTTACACCGATCTCCAGCAGTCGGCAACTATCTACTCCCTCCGCACCGGCGTCGATATTCCGGATTTCACGGACACCGACTACATGAACATCGTCATCGAAGTTCTGGAGCGCTCCATTATGGACTTCTGGTACCGCCTGTTCTGGTTCAACGACAAAGAAGCCAAGAACGTTACCGAAAGCGGTATCATTACGGATGGGCTCGACCTGAAATTCTTCACCATCATCGACGGTTTCTGGAAACAGATTACCACACAGGTTACAGCCAATCCGTCCCAGCGCGGAGCAACAATTACGGAAAATGCCGGGGCATCTTACGCAGCTCAGAAGCTTACTCCGGACAAGGCCAAGGAGTACATCCAGTCGGTCGTGTTTAGTGCCCCGCTTCTGCTCCGTCAGCAGTCTGACAAATTCATTCTCGTTACCCAGTCGGTCTACGATGCTTATCAGCAGTCTCTTATGGACGCTTGCTGCCTCGAGTCGGCTCGCTTGGCTCTGCTGAATGGCATGGAGGCTCTCAGCTTCAATGGCATCCCGGTCATCGCAATGCCCATCTGGGACAAGATCATCGCTACGTCGGAAGACACTGGCACGAAGCTCAACAACCCCCATCGAATCCTCTTCACCTCGAAGAGCGTCCTCGGCGTAGGTGTTGACGCAATCGACAGCTTCGAGAAGATGCGGATCTGGTACGAGTACAAGGACCGCATGGTCTACGTAGAACTGATGGGTCGGGCGGATGCCAAGCTCACTAACCCGGATCTGTTCTCGGTAGGTATCTAATCCTCAAAAATCTAAGAAAATGGCAGGACTTGATTGTTCTAAAATCAAAACAGGATTCATCAACCAGGTGTGTGGTAAGCCGTCAATTGCCGGCACCACCGCCCGGGTGATCCTCATCAGCTACTCGGACATCGACAAGGCGAAGTCCGTTGTAACTGACCACGTTATATCTTCGCTCATCCTCAAGGCAGGTGCCACTGGTTACGAAGTCGACTCGCTGCCCAACGCAACCGTTGGCTCGGACACCATCAATGCTGGCACGTACCTCAAGACTCACCAGCACAACGTGGTTGTCCGGATCTTCAAGAAGTCGGAAGCAGCCAAGAAGTTCGTGAACGGTCTGACCAATGCCCGCGTCATCGCCATCGTCGAGAACAACGATACCGGCGACAACGGGGACACCAAGTACGAGGTGTATGGCTGGGACTCGGGACTGGAGCTCACTGAAATCACGGTTACGACCGAGATGACCGACGGCGTCGCATATCAGGTAACTCTGGCCAACGGCACCATCGCTCAGGAAGGTTCGCTCCCGATGAGCCTCTTCAACACGGACGAGAAGACCACCGACCTCATGGTAGACGGGCTTCTGGCTGGCGGAACGGAGTGTACTGTACCGGCTATTCTCCGATTCTATCCGAGTGAAGGTCAGGCTAAAATTGGTAACGACGTGCCACTCACTCTGCAGAGGTCCTCGTGTACCGACATTTCCGGAACGGTTACCATGCCTCCTGCGCCAACTTCCACCAAGCCAGCAGAGGCATTCCCGGGGTGCGGTCTTCCTTCAAATTACGTATTCCTGAATGGCACTGGCCAAGCAGCTGCAAATCCCCCCGTTCTTCAGTACACGAAGGGCTCTGTCGGAACTGCAGCAAGTTGGGGAGCAAGTATCACCGACACAAACATCCGTAAGGACTATGTCAACGGAGAATACGTAGTCATTCTCGACACATACGCCGGAACGCCTAAATAGTAACGGCTATGACTGACATGCTCGAAAGACTGAGAGCTTACCAATCCAAGTATGGGTCCCTGAAAGGCGAAGCCTATCGGGCCCATACATTGGAATTGGAAAAGAACCCCGCTCTCCATCGAGAAGTAGATGAACTTTCTCGGTACTTTTTGAATAAGTCAGTTTCCCGATGCGGCTTCTGCCTGATCGAAGCCGACTTAGCATTAAGACGAATAACAGAACAACAAATGAAAAACGTAGCACACCCCGATTACGATCTCCGAGCAGGCACTCTGCTCCATGATCCGATCAACAAAGAGTTCAGCAAGATCCTCACCCCGAGGAACATCACGGAGGATCTTTGCTTATACCACATCGCATTCAACAAGGATGCGCTTTCGTACTTCACCCGGGTCCCCGAGGATCTGAATGAGCGTCTGGAGAAATTCATGGCTCGTTACGGCAAGGAGATGCCGGACAAAGACGTGGAAATCAAGAAGCGTCAGGCTCAGGTTCTGAGCAAGCAGATCGAGTCCGTCAAAGCCGAACTCGAAGAGCTGAACAAGAAACAGACCGAGCTGAACGCCAAGCTCGATGAGTACTCCAAAGCCATGGAGGCAATCCATGCCATTCTCGACTCGGCATCCGCCGAGGAGAAGCCCGAGGAGAAGCCCGAGGAGAAGCCCGAGGAGAAGCCCGAGGAGAAGCCCGAGGAGAAGCACGACGAGGAGACCGA